GGGCGTAGCCCAATCATCGCACGCTTTTTTAGCGCACGCCATTGCCAAAATAGTCGAGTAAGTAGCCGTTTTCCTGCGTTTTGAGGGCCTTCTTGGGCCTATTCGTAGACTGTCGGAGTTGCTTTCGAGTCTGCCTCGGTGTCGGAAACTGGACTCCAACCAAGGCGAGTGGCGGCACATACGGCGTATGCTAGCGAGTCCTTGTAGTGGTTGGCTCCCATCTCGGTCCACTTGGAAACGGGAGCCTGACCTGGGATTTCTTCCGTGACAAACTGCTCGTTGATTTGATGTTTTGCAAACGTTCGGTGTACGTTGCCGGGCCCCGAAAACAGTGTGATCGAGCCAGGCTTTCCCGGTTCGGTGCGAAATCCAGAATCGGCGATCAGTTTGTACGCGTCCGCGTCTAGTGTCAACTGTTGGATCTTGGCTCGAGGAACGTTCGACAAATGCCAACGTCCGTCTGGGTCGATCTTGCGAACCTGATTGCTTTTTCGCGACGGAGCCGTGTAGCGTCGCTTTTCCATTTGTGTCCGTCCGCGTCCAAGTATCGGAATGAAATCAATGTTCGGCGGCGAGGCTTTACAAGCCTTGAACACGACTTCTGGCAAGTGCCCCGAGTCGCAATGGCAAAGTTGCAAACCGATTCGCGTTGATTCGTTGACCTCGCGTTCCAGTGCGACACCAGCCGAGAGAGCTTTGAAAAGTTCGTGGAGTGCGAACGCGACCGCATCACGCATCGGCATTGCTCGATCGACGTCGCTTGTCCCGTAGTCGACGACGTGCAGAGATCCACTAGAACGAACGCATAGCAAAACCCAGTGCAGAACCTTTTCACCAACGTCGACACCTGCGACCAAGTGTTGAGTATCGGCAGGCGCGATCCCGCGAGGGAACGACTCGCGACGTTCAGAGACATCCGTTTCGCTGAGGATGTCGCCCATCTCCTCTACCGGTGGAGTGTAGACGGTACCGAAAACGAACTGGCACAACTTACGCTCGACCGATTCGAACGCAGGCGTACCCTTTTCGATTTGTGCTGCGCTCCACAAGTCCACAGCCAAGTCGGACGCATCCAAGAAAAGATTGTGCCAAGCGTTGTAATCGAAGAACAGCCGCCGCGTTCGCGGCAAGTCTCCGACGATCTCGCCCGAACGCGTGATCGCTTGTTCGCCGTGGAGGATCTTCGCCGCTGCCACTGCGTCGCGTCGTTCTGCTTGCGTGATCAGTTCACCACAGTCGGGACAATACCAGTTCGTTTTTTCTGCCGCTTCGATTTCCGTCCGTGCGTTCTCCCAACCGATCAGATTTTGCCGCCCTGGTATGTTCCAACGTCCACAGTGCGGACACTCTGTTACAATCCGGCTCTGACTCGAGGTGTCCCAAAGGGATGCCGGTAGTTCTTCCTTGACGGTTTTCGTTCCGTCAAGATATGTTCGTCGGTCAGGAGTCTTGATAGAACGTTGACGCGCTCGCAACTGTTCTAGTGGATCGGCTTCCGGTGAAGTCTTAGAGATCCGCGAGAACCTTGCGACTTCAGTGGCCAAGATAACCCGCAGCGTATAACCCGCTTTCGATTGGTCGGAGCCTCCGGCCGTCAAGATCTTAGCAACAGCGCGATTGGCGAACACGATGCGATCGCGAATCGTTCCACCCGCGGAACCCGGTCCGGATCTTGGCAAAAGCTTCTTCAATCGGTGTGATGCTTCCATCACCGGTTTCAAGTCCGCTACCCATTTGTCACTTGCCATTTCCTCCATCGGGACACCGAAGCCAACAGACTCGTTGAGCTCGCAGATGTGATAGAGGAATGGGCACACGTAACCCGAAAATGATTTGCCACTCTGCGACGGTCCCGAGTAAATGAACTCGTTCCATCGACCCGAATCAATTTCGTCTGCCCACAGTTCCGTGATCGGTTGGAATCGGAATTGGTACCGCTTGCCCTGGTGCGGTCCACCGTCCATAGGCAAGTTCACTTCCTCGGTGATCCACTTTTTGTAGGGACGTGGAGCGACACCGCGACCGTTACGAAGTGCAGTCGCAAGCATCGGTGCGAACCGTGCCGCGCGAATCCCTAGAAACTCATCCGTTGAAACGATGTCAGAAATGGAGCGACCCTCCTTTTTCTAGTTCCACTGCTAGATCGTCTAAGAACTCATTGACCGCATCGACACCATCTTGACCTGAAACCGAATGAATCCGCGTCCCCAACGTTCGCAACTTCGCTGACAACCATTCCATTCCACTGTTGAGAGATGTCTTCTCAACAAGCTGATCCATGTGCTTCTCGATGTCGATTTGCAGGATTGCCGATTGGCGTTGAAGTTTGCCGATTTCCTGTTTGAGTTTCTCCTTTTCCAACTCCGCTTCGTCACCGTCCAAGTGCGGTCGAGCGACTGCAGCGAGTTCGCTAACTCGAGAGTGCAGCGTTGAGATAACCGCGTGCAGATTGATCACTGGCAAATCACACGGCACGTCATATCGACGACCGAAATCGTCGACGACCTTATGTTGACGCCCTGCAAGTTCGCAATAGATCCCCTTCGGAACGGAAGTCAAAAACGCTTCCATTGCTACTTGAAAGTTCCGTGCGTCGTATTGGTTGACGAGCGTCGTTTCCTTTTTGTTCAACGACTCACCCTTGGCTAGTTTTAGCTTGGCAGTGAGGGCGGCGACTTCATCAACGGCAGGAATTGATTTAGCCACACGTTAGTCGTTGAATGTCTTGAGGAACGAAGTGATGGCAGCAACGACGGGATGCGTCGAAACGGTCGCTTGAAGTCCAGCGACGACGCCATTGCATAGAGCCTTGCCGAGCTGCGGTCCACGTTCAGCCACGACACGCTTGAATTTCAGCATGGCGGATTCCACCACTTCCGGTTCAGGCTCCGGTTCGGCAGCACATAGCTTCAACTCTTCAAAGGCCGGTGCTGGGTCGGTGTACTCGTGATGCTCTGCGTCTGGATCCTGCTCGACCTGTTGCGATTGCTCGTCTGCGAGTTTCTTAAACTCCTGTTCTACTTGTTCGACGACTTGCGTTGGTGTTGTAGACCCCGCATAGTTCGATTGTGTGGCGTTCACCGTTTGGCCTTGGTTGATTTGAGCGTTGCCACCGGTGACATTGTTGGTGAAGTTGAAACTCACGACTGATCTCCCTTTACGTTCTCACCCTGATTGATTTGCGTCTGTCCACCGTGGACGTGTATTTGATGCGTCGCGTGATCCATACGGTAACGCATGATGTTCGAAAGGATGCGATCACCGAAGACACCGACAAACGCGGCCAACGAAAACTGCCAACCGACATGCACATCTGTTGTGCTCGCGACGATCCCAGCTACCGAACCACAAAACACCCCAAGAAATGCAGCGGCGCAGAACCCTAACAACCCGCGTCGAGCTGGTACCAAGATGTTTGAAGCGATTCCCCCCATAAAGCCGAGGACTCCCATGAGCACCCAGTTCTCACGATCGACAACCATTGTTGCTTCCAGATCTGTTGTTGAGTAATGCGTTGGTTGTACAGTGGAGAGCTATCGCAATCATAGCACTGCCGAAGTGCCAGGCTAGCCAAATCACAGCCCATCGCGATTGCGAAAATCCAGCCTCGCTGACAGTCATGACTCGCAACACAATATCTATCATGCACCATGCGGTCGATGTGTTGTTGATCACGTAAAGCATCGCTCTTGGTTCGCAGCGAATCAGGTGCACACATCGGAACGTAGCAAAATAATCTTTGTGCCGCTCCATCGTGTAAACACCCGACACGACAGCCACGACCAACACGATGAAGATACTAAAATCCAATATCATGATTCTTCCCGTCGTCTCCAAATCCAACGTCTGTGAGGGTCAACAGGTTGCTCGTCATTCGGGTGTTGATCACGACGAAACCGGTCGTCTTTCCGATCTTCACGATGCTCGCGTCGATCTTCTTTCTTCTGGTCCCAACGATCCCAACGTGCATTGCGAATCCGTTCACAGCCGCGTTGCAAGCATAGTAGCAACAAGCAAATAACTGCAAAGGCCGCAACGTACTTGAACATCATTTCCACGCGCGGACGCGATAGTACTTGCCATCGACCCCGCGTTGAACAGCATCGGCTACCAATGTCATTCGCGTGCGTGGTTCGCACGTCGGTATATTGTTCGGCGAGGAACTGTAACCGGTGCCGGTGAATCGCGACCCCGGCATGTTGCCTGTCGGATGTCCACCAGTGCGGCGATAGTACCCCACGCCACCGCGAGCCAGTCTGCCTACCTCCGCCTCCGCAAAACTCTGCACGGAATTAACTACGCTACGAACCGGTGTAAATGCCGGTTGAGAACCGACCTCAACCCACACATAGCCAGGCCGATTCGGTGGCAAATCTTGGCCGCTGGCAATCGATGCGAACGCGACCAACAACAAACAAGCGACAATCGTTTTCACGGCTTACCTCCCGAAGAGACGTGAGCCCAGACCTAGACGACTGCCAAACGTCGGACGCGATACCGATGCGGCGGGAGCTTGCGGACAAACTCGGTTGCCGTTGTCGTCGGTGTAGCATTGCTGCGTTGATTGGACCGACAGCCCCAAGTCTGCGTTCTCTGGCACTTCGGCAAACGTGACTTGTCTGCGTGTTCTAGGCTCTACAACCTTGACCGTGCGTGTCTGTTCAGGCAAATCGATAGCCGTATTCTGAACCGTGTAGACTGGTGTCGATGTCGAACTAAGCGAACCGGTCGAACCTCCGGACGACTGCACCGAATACGCAACCGATTGCGTGCTGTACGTCGAACTCGCAACGCTTCCAGTCGATCCACTGCTCTTGGTCGAGTAGCCTAAAGCCTGCGTTTTGCACTGCAATTCCAACGCCTCCAAACGTTTTTCCAAACCGACCAACTTGGACATGCAATCGCAATCTGCGTCTCCGGTTTTCGCGTTCGAAATCGCCTCCTTTGTCACTTCGATTGCGTCTTCTAGATCATTCTTCGTCACGAACTTGGCCGCGTCGCTCTTGCGTAGCGAACTCGCGATCGATGACAGTTGCGAATCTAGTGCCTCCTGTTGCTGTTGAATAGATGCCAGCGTCGTTGACAGTTCATCGAACCGTTCTTTTTGGTTCATCTGCTCGATCAGTTCGGCGAGCTCATGCTGTACGTCGACTATCTTTTCGGTTGTGTTTGGTGTTCGTCCGATTTGATGTTCGCATCCAACCAACGCGATGAGGAACAACGGCAGTAAAAAGCAAAACGTCTTCATGGTTTCTATCCTATAAGAGTCGAAATCTGTTCATCCGGTGACGATCGCATAGATCGGCACATACAGTGTTGGTGATAGTTCACCGGCTCGGCTGAATGGTCGTAGGTGTGCAGGTAGCAACCGTTCTTGCCTGCCCTCGATCCGTGGCTGTTCACTGCCCAAATCGAGATGTCTCGCAACGAGCGAGCTGTTAAAACGCCTTCCAATTCCAAACCGCAAACGGCGTGGTTTCCTGGGCCTCGGTCGGGTTTGCATTTGCCGTCTGGACCGGCGGAAAAGAAGTTGTTCCCGCAATGGACAGCCATCAACACAGGGTCGCGTGCAGCGATCGCCGACACCATCGCAGCCCAAGCGGTTTCAATGTTCCGAATCGGCGCTTGATACCAATCAAGAGGGCGATAATCCAACGCCTGTTGTGCCGCGAATCGCTTTTCCTCCATCGTCAAATCGTTCAACGTGTGATCTTGGTAGAGCTTCGGCAGTTTGAGACAACAACCCTTGGCCAATAGGAACTTCATCGCATCGTCGAGCATAGCCCCGGCATCGCGTCCGCCGTTGATGTGGGCGTAGAGGTATTCCGGTTGATACTCGACATCCTGTTTGCGATCGAACTTCCGCTTGGCTTCCATTGACGTTGTCGCCGCGTATGGACAGCATGAAGACCCCCGGCCCTGTTGTTTGCGAGTCGTGTAGAGATCCAACGCGTGCTTGCGGCCTGGGTTGGAATAGATCTTTTTGATTTGATCCAACGGCATCACCTGTTGAAGCGGATACTCTGCGAACGATAGCGGTATCTTGTCGGGAATTTGCAACCCGAGCGAGAACGTTTGCCCTTTGAATTCCACCTTGAAGTTTGGTTGGTCCATCCTATTTCAACCTCTTGGCAATCGGTTCGGTTGTTCCCTTTGGTAGCGGCATCGACCATTCCAACTTTTTCGTTGACGTGTTCACGAGAAGAACGATTGGCGCGGTAGCTTTCGCAGTCGCTAGCCACTTTTTGCCCAGTTCGTCATCGTCCTCAAGGAACTCGACATCTTTGACGACCTTTGCGGCATTGTCCCAAAACGTGTCGTCTTGAATCGTCGTTGTGTACTCGACGCTTTCGGATGTCGTTTTCTTATCGTGAACAACTAACAAAACGCAGTCCTTGAGGCTTCCAGACGGTTGCGGTTTAGGATCGTCGGATTCCTTTTTGTCGTCAACGATAGTCTGATCGATAACCGTATCGTCGATCGGTTTGCGTTGTTGCTCGCCATCGAATGCACCCAGCATCCACGCCGCGACGAATCCGATAAAAGCGATGACAATCCAACCGAAAACGGGTTGTGATTCTGAGTCTTTGCGTGTTCCCGGCTTAGGCATTTTCTACCCCTTCAGTCTTCACTCGAAGATAGGGTTTGCCGTGCATTCGTTCGCAAAGAATGATCGTTAGTTGTCGATCGCCGCGAAAGATGGCATCGGCCAGAAGCGACTCGCATTTCTCCCACGTTTCCGAGTCCGCGCTTGAGTCTTCGGGGTCGGTCGGTTTCTTGGCCACGACTGCGTCATTGATCCAATTCGCAATTGCATGCAGTCCGCGAAAGATCCACGCGGCCAACGTGACGAGTAGAGCGAGTGCGAGGTTAGCCAGTCCACCCAATCCGCTTGAGACTGATTCGGGGATGGAGCTTTGTAGGTTCCCGTCTTGCGTGACGTGCGATGTCTTGTAGTTGATTGCTACGGCAGCGGCATTGCCGACACCGCTGAGATTTGCCGCGACGAGCACGACGAGGAACACAGCAATCGCGATCAATGGCAATTGTTTTGAGGACATACAGTTTGGAACTCCGATCGGCAGGTGATGGACGATTCGAAATCATCCTAGCAGACGCAAACGACGTGTCCCAAATTTGCAAATGTGAACAGCCGTTCTTGGTGCTTTGTTCTTCGTTCTTCGTTTAACTAAGAACTAGGAACCAAGAACTAAGAACGTGGTTTTTTAAACTCCGTGTCGTACGTCTTGTCGAACACTTTCCCCAACTTCACCGACTCCGCTGGCAACATCCGTAAAAACTCCTGCCGCAAATCTGGATGAAAGTTCAACACGTTGAGTTGATACTTGACCCGCGATTCTTTGCCAGTCACGATGATATTTGCAATCCTAGACCGACGTCGTGTTTCTCCCGACCACACGAGCGGCATCAGGTGCCCGCGTCGTTGTTTTCTGCCGGTGTATGACGTCCAGTAAGCTTTGCTACCGTACGTGAGGTTTTCCCCTTGCCTCGGTCGATAGTTTGCCGCGAGTCCGTGCGCTTTGGTGAATCGTTTTGGCGTTAGTTTGGCGTGGTAGTAGTCAGCGATTGATCGAAACCCAACGCGTTTTGCCGCGTTGTGTTGCTTGATGAATTTGCGTGGCGTTGTGCCCCGCTCTTTGACGCTGATCTTTAGAATTAGTTAACCACCCTCAACATCTTGTATCCACTTCCGCCGCTATCTGCCGCTCCTAACTGCAATAGCTTCATCGTTCCACCATCATCTATCCAGATGCCGGAGTTGTTGATTCTTAGCCGCAGCGTTCCAATAGTTCCGCTGCCTGTGTAGATTTCTACCACCGTTGCTGCTTGGTCAGAACTTATTCCCCCACCGACGTACACAATTCGGTCGTTAGCGCTGTAAGCATAGGCCCCGATTACTTGCACGTCAGCCGTACCGCCGTGGTTGGGCATGACATGCTTCCAAACCTTAGCAACACCCGCAGTAACTTCGGGAGGTTCTGTTGTGCTGCCTTCGTTTGCACCAAATCGAGTTGTTCTGACCGCTGCGTTTATGCCTTCATTCGGAATCGATGCACCTAAACCAAATCGTGATTTCTTGAACTTGGTCCCGTGAATGTAAAGTTCAAGATAGTTGTCGGCATTTGCGCTACTCGAACCGGCTGCACCTAGACATACAATAAGCGCTTGTGGAGGCTCTGCGTCGGCATCCAACCCGCCTCCGATAAACACATAGTTAACGTCTGGAGATGATGCGTATCCCCCGATCATCGCAATGTCGTTTTCGTACTGGTCTTTGTTTCGAAAACGAATCTGTTTTATCTTTGCATTTGCGCCAGGCGTTAGCCCGCGCGGTGACGATCCCTCTGTATAGGAATCGTTGTCAATTCCACGATAATCTGGATCGTAAGTTGCTGCGATTTCGTGAGCAGCCTTAGCAATCGACTCTTGCGCGGTTTCTGATGCAATGGACGCAAAGTAAGACGGGGAATCTTCATTTTCTGGACTTCCACCAGTAAGCCAACCATTACCCGAAGCGAAAAGAATGCCGGAAGAATGAACGCCGCAACCGTCAGCATGTGATGCAGTCATTTCTAAAGCGTCAACGCGGCTCCAATTTACGCCGTCTGCTGTCCTCCAAGTGTCGGTCGTGTTGCCTGCGAGTGTTGCGCCGCGAGAGATATACAACCAATCATTGTAAACAAATACGTTTGCGAACTGCTTGCCTTCCCAAGGAGCTAGACCGTTAGCTAACACTTCTTCCCATGTGTCTGTGTCTGGGTCTAATGTCCAAACGTCATTGAATACAGTTCTCAAGCTATTGTCGTTGTCGTAGATCGATCCTCCCACCATCCATAGTTTACCCTTCCACGCAACGAGACGATCGTTGGTCGCTCGCGCTGTCCAAGGTGCGTTTGATAGTTGCGTCCAAGTAACACCGTTGTTGGTCGATTTGTAAACCGTGTTTCTTGCCGTTGCTACAGCTAAAGTCGTATGCCCACCGACTAAATACATTTTTCCGTCGATCGAACCAGCGGCGCAGAGGAATACACCATTGAAAGGCTTAGCCCCGCTGTTGACAACTTCCCACGTGGTTCCGTTGGACGATCGAACAACGTTAGGAAACTCCCCGAACGAATCACCTGTAAGCAGATAGATATAATCTGTCCCGCTTACGGTGTGCATGCACCATGCGGGATAGTGGAACTGCGGAAAATGGTCTGATCCTGGCGTTGTGTCGTGGCTCTTGACTAGCGTCCACGTTGTTCCGTAGTTGGTCGATCTGTAAATCTGGTTGGTTGTAGTTCCACCGCCGTTGCTGCTCCAATCGGTATCGTAATTTGCACCAGCCCAACCGCCGATCATGAACGCATTGTTGCCAAGGAATGCGATGATTGCCCCGTCACGCGGTCCCCAAGTTCCTCCCGATGTAGCGGACTTTGTTGTTAGGCTGAGATTTTTTATCAACGGAGCGTCGATGGAAGCCTTGCCATTTAAAGCCGATTGTGTTGCCGTGCTGATCGGTTTGTCCACATCGGAAGTATTGTCAACGTTGTTTATGCTCAGTAGTGTTCGTGCTGTGGATGCAGGAATTCCCGAAGGATTCGCGGTTGCGTTGGTAGCGTTGGCAAGAATCGTATTGGCTGCAATTGGTACCGCTGCACCCGCTGGCCCGGCTGGCCCTTGGGGGTTGCCGATGTTGATGTTGATTGTCATGGTCGCAATGCTCCTCGGTTTACGATGCAGGGGCCTTTGATGCTCGTCAGGATGTTGCCCAAGCTGTCGACGTAAACCATCTCGTGAAAGTATTGACTGGCTAAATCTGTCTCGCGTGGTCCACACGGCAAATCAATGTAGACACTCGCGGTCGCTTTCCCTGTTGCTCTGTCTGTCCAGGTTATCGTTATCGTTTTCAACGGCGACGCGTCACCGGCTTTCCGTCGAATTGTCCAAATAAGACTCGCACCGGTAGCGTCAATGGGCGTGTTGTTCGTGCCTGATGTGAGTTCGATCGGAAACGTGTGGTGATTGTATTGATCAAGTCGCAGAACGTACTCATCCGCACGCTTGCCGACTTCTCCCGCCTCAAGTTGCTGCGTCATGGTTTATTGATACTCCACGACGATCGCCACGTCGTACGCGTCGCCATAGTTTGCCACCTGATCGGCTGGTGTTCGACCCTCAAAATACACTTCGATTGCTGAACAATTCAGATACCCGGCAATCGCGGCCATCTCAATCAATCCAGGTTGGCCGGACGTTTCGCAACTGACAATCTTTTCGATGATCGTTGCCGACTGTCGAAAGTGCTCATCGATCGACACGTCGGTGTTGTAGTGATTTGACAAAACAGCGATTGCGGAACCTTGGCCACGCCAACAGTTGGGTGATCCGTCTTTGTGGAATCGATACCCCATCTGCGAACTGGGATAGATCACAATGTACGGGCGAAGCGTCTTTTGTTGCTGTGGTGTCAACGTCTCAGCGTTGAAATCGGGTGTTCCGATTCCATCAAGGTAGATTCGTTCCGCGACTAGTTCGGCGTTTGGCGGGTCGATGCCCATCCATGTTGCGACGTGCACGCATTCGGAGAACGTTTTCTTGAGTCGCTCGAGTGGGTCTAGAATCACTCCCATTATCGCCTCGCTGTCGGTTGACGATAATCGGGTCGGGTTGTCTCCATCGCTGAGAAACGAACTAGATGGAGCTGCATGCGTGAGCCTTTGCGGGTGATCTCACAGATCGAATACACTTGACCGCCGACACCGCCAATGCGAATGTGACAATTCAATCGATCGGTGATCTGTGCCGCATCGCAAAAGACGTGTCGCCGAACCTCTTTGGATGTCTGCATCCCTTTTTGAACGCGTTGGAGAAACTCACCATGAACGACGGCCATGTCGACCAATCGCCAAGGGACGTTGACGTTTTCGCGGTATTCAACTTTGGATGTGGACGTAGATGACTCGCCTAAGTAGACGCGGTGATTCGCTAGTGCTGCGTCTACGTTTTGCGAGTGAAGGGACATGAAAACAGCCGTTCTTTGTTGTTAGTTCTTAGTTCGTGGTTCTTGGTTCAACGAAGAACCAAGCACGAAGAACCAAGAACGGTTTTACTTTAGCCACGCTTCAATGGCGATCTTCGTTTTGTTGCCGATCCCGTCGACCTCTTTCAAGTCCTTACCATCCGCGACAAACTTCGCTACCGCTTCGCGATTCGCTAGACCGTGAACCGTCAAAGCCTTGGCCCATTTCTTGTCGAGCGTTGCAAAGGACTCGTCTAGTTCTAACTCCGGTTCAGGCTCTTTGGCTTTCTCCGGTTCCTTCGTTGGAGTCGGTAGATCGTCAGAGAGTTGGTTGAGCGCATCAGGATCGACAGGATCGATAGACGGTTCGCTTTCTGGCTTTTCAGTCGCGAGCGGTTTCGCCTTCGATTCTGCTTTGCGTTTCACCATCGCCGGTTCGCTGGCAACGGGTTGCAAGGAACAGTTTCCGAAACGGATCAAGGATTGAACGTTGCCAATGGGTTGCTCTGTGGTCAGTGTCCCGATGCAGTCACCCGCCTCGATCACTTGACCCTCAAGCGATACTTGCCCGTTGGCAATAATGGAGTAAATTTTTTTCATGGATCTTTCAAGCAAAACAGGAGACCTACCAACCGGCTAAACGACTTTAGCTACCGGCTGCTAGTTTGAGCTGATTCAATCGCACGTCGACAAACAACTGGCCGCTAGTCTTCGCCTTGATCGCTCCCCCGGCTTGCGGATGTGCACCGGATGCGACGGCTAGCTTTGTGGTCATGTTGTAATAAACTGATGCCCCGACGGAGAACGTCGTACCGGACGCGGAGTCTAGCGATACAAGTCCGTCGGTAATGATTGGCGCTTTCTCACCAGTCGCATAGGCTCGCGAGCCCATGACGTAGCCGAGCAATCCGTCAGTTGTCTGGACGATTGCCCCCGGAAGTGTTTCCGCTAGACAAACGTATTCTTCGCGTCCGTCGACTCCGCCCAAATCTTTGATCAACAACGACATGATTTTTTAACCCTATGAAAGTAGCGGATTGCTCCGCAATCCTGATTCCCCGAACTAAACCGCCGAAGCGGTTCAGGATGTTTTTGATAATGTGTTTTTTAAGAATGGATCGCGGAGCGATCCACTACGTTAGTCGACGTCGCATCGAACTAGGCCGCGAGCCTGGACGATACCAACACCGATGTCGTGCAGAACGTCCCAACCCATTCCCCAAGTTCCTTGAGTGAGAACATAGGAGCGGATGGACGGAGCTCGCCCGGTCCCTTGTCGGTAACCAGCTTGCAATGTGTTGGTTCCGCTGCGTTCGGCACCGTACCACCGCGTTGGATCACCAGCAACAAAAATTCCGCTGTCTGGATTCTCAACGCCCAAGTCGAGACGTGCGTCACTGTGAAGCATGTACTCGCCGTCGTGCGGGTTGAGATCGCCGACCATTACCGCCGAACCGGTGATAACCTTTGTGGAAGCTGTCGCAACCTTGGCAGCGGCTCGGTGTGTTCGCGGAACGATCACATGCCCCATCATTTGGTTGAGTGCTCGCGGGTTGCCGTTGGCCTGCGTAACCTTTGCTAAACCAATCGCTGTTTCTGCCTTGCTCAAACCAGCAACGTCGAGCGGTGCACCGGTAACGATATTTCCGCGATCAGCGTGGAACAGTGTGACCGAATCACTTAGCGTTGGGTTGTTGTGCAGCAATGCGTACACCAAATCCGGTCGGAGACGTGCAGCCATGCGGCCCATTTCTTGCGGGATTCGTGACTTTACGTCGATCCGTCCGTCGATGAAATCCATATCATCGAACACGAGATCGCCGGTGTACCGTGCGATTGCGTACGGTTCGCCGAAGTCCGCCATCTTGACCAGTTTCGCCTTGGTTCCGCGTGTATGCTTTTTCATACCGCTTGTGGAATCCAATCCGATAGGCTGATTCATTCGGAAGTCGTTCCAATCGACTGAATCAACCCAGCCGATAGTTGAATCTTCGTACTCTGCATAACCAACGATCACACCGACGTTGAGCAACGCAGTGAAAACGCGTGGCAGATAGGAATCCGAGAACGCACGTTGAACCATTTCTTCAGGATCTTCGGAAACTCGTTTTCCGCGAAGTCGCAAAACGCGTTCGGCTGTCTTCACTGCCGAATCGTGTCGCATCTTTCGACCAGCGTCTACGATGCGTTCAACATCGGAGTTGCCTTTCGACTTGAGATCGTCATTGAATCGGTGTAACCAATCCATTTTTGACCGAGCAAACGAAATTTGTGCCGCGTCGGTGCCGAATATTGGATTGTCAAGTTTATAACCGGCGCGGAGTAGAACTGCGCACTGAAGGGCCTCGATGCTGGCTCCTTCGACTGAGTGGATGGCAGGTGCTCGATTCACTCCGTCACCGGTTTGTTTCGTTGGTTTGCTAGATCGGTTTTGAAGGTTGAGGAAGAATTGTTGACCGGCTTTCGCGGGTGACCAACCTTCGTTGATTGCTCGTTCTACGAGCTTCTGTGGAACTTCGTTTTCGCCACCGGAAGCCATTTCCATGATGCGAGAGATTCGCGACCGTTCGGCCTTTCGTTCGGCGGCTGCGTCAAACGCAGGTTCTTTGTTCTTTGTGCTTTGTTCTTCGTTGAGCCGACGGGCGCTAGCCCCGGTTTCTTCCGTGTCGACCGATTCAACGTCAGCGTCGTCTACATCTTCTGCGTCGACTTCATCCTCGACGTCTTCCGTGTATTGCTTGCGTTGTGTGGTTGCGGTTGTATCCGCTGGGCGAACTCGCCGCGTGGTCTTCGTTCCTCGGTTGGTCTTAGCTTTGCGAGTTGTCGCTGGCATGGTCTCGTTCCCTAAAGATTGGTCGTTGGTGCTCGTCGCACGATTGCGAGAAGAATTTACACCACGTTGTTTGCGTGTCCCGTTTTTGCATGATCGTAGTGGATCGCTCCGCGATCCATTCTTAGCACCACGAATCAACGCCCTGGAATCCGCAGGCTCATCCACAATAGACGTTTCCCTCGGTTCCCATTTCAGCACAACACGCATCGGGATCTTCCGTGCTGTGTACTTCACCCCGTCGACTTCGTGTGATTGTCCAGGCTCCAACCATTTCGTGTTGCGTAACAAGTAGCGTGCACCGATGGAAACGGAATCTAGATCCCGTTCGGCAACGCGTGTAAAGATTGGCTCCACGTCGGACGCTCGCGAGAATCGGAGCGTTGCCTCGACTGCTCGTTTGGTGATCGTGAAATCGAACACGGAACCGATCACGTCAAGCGATCGATACGTGTTGTGATCGACTCGCAATTTCATGCGTGTTGGTTCGACCATGCCGGACGGGACGAGAACCTCGTCGTACTCTACATCGTTTTCCCAATCGTAGACGGTGACTGGTGAATCGGTGGCTATGACTGCACGAACCGTGCGTTTCTCGCGGTCGAGCGTTGTCGGTGACGGATCGACGACGGTTGCGGCTCGGCAAATTGTCGTAGATCGCTCCGACGATCTCTTTTTTGTTCTTGCAGTGACAGGATCGGCGGAGCGATCCACTACATTGGCTGGCATTATTGCGGCTCCGTGGGTGTGCTTTCGTCCGTCTGATTTGCGTTCGGTTCTTCCGTTGATTCTTCTTGCGTTGCGTCTGGTTCTTCGTCATCCAACGAATAGATTGACTTGATCAATTCGACATCCGTCACCGGTAACGCTCCGATGATCGGCGGTAGATCGTTCGCAGCAAGTTCCGTGTTATCTTTCTTTCGAAGTCGAATCACTTCGTCGGATCGATCGCCGTTCTCTGCGCAAACCTGCGTAAACGACTTGGTTCCGTTTTCCAACTGGATGCGTTGTGCCATCGAATCCTTCAATGCGTCGACCGGTGGAGGCTTTGGCCAAGTCCATGCGATAGGCAACACACAATGCGGAAAGTCGTATTGCAATTTGCGTGAAATCCGATTCATGGGCGTTGGTCGCAATAGCTTCAACATCTGAGCAATTCGAACCAATCGACGTAGAACGGGATTGAGCATGCGACGTTCTAGCCGGCGTTGGAATCGGTCGATTGCTTTTCCGTACCGTGCGCCGTCGAATCGTGCGGAACTCATGTTGTGGTTTCTGGCCGACCGTCGAAAAATCATCAACGGCATTTCGCCAAGCGTCCCAGCCAAATCGGTGTGACGCTGTTCCCGGTAGCTGTCGTACGTGATACCTGGTTGACTAGCTTTCAGTTCGAACGGTTTCCAACCAGGCGGAGCATACGAACGCGTTCGCCGACGTACCGCAACGTTTTCGTTGAGTGGCTTGGAAAAGTCCGCGTCGGGGTGATCGGAATACATGATCACTGAGTAATCGGCAGCGGCCCGAGCTGCGTCTTGCACTTGGTCGTCATAGTCACGCATATCGGCAGCGGTCGGCAACGATGACGCCATCGGTGGCAATCCGCGCCGTTGCATCGCAAACCGTCGACGATAACAATGGAGCGTGAATTCTTTCGGGAGTTTTGCTTTATCCCCTGGGTTGCCTGGGTCGCAGACGTGATACAACTTCACTTTCTGGTTTTCATCCAGTTCAATCCCGCCGTAGATGTTGGGGTTTTGAATCGTCATATCGAACGCTTCGGCCCCGAGATCGTGCAACCGATAATCCGCGATTCCTTTGCCGACGATCTCTTGAACCAACATTTCGCCGTTGAACAAGTATTGAGCGGTCCAGCCCTCGAGAAGATCGACCAAACTCAAATCGTCTTGAAACTCGCAGTTCGCCGACCAATACTTTAGAAGTTGTTCGATTTCGCTATTGAATCGATCGTCATCCGTGAGCACTTGCAACGTCGGGCCGGTCGAGCCGACAACGTTGGTGACGTGCGTTTCGATACCGCCATCGATCACAGAATTGTTGTTCGCTTCGTGCCGGCAACGTTGCTGAAGTAACTTGATGTCGGCGGTGAGTGCGTCGTTGATCTCGTCGGAGACTGGTTGCCAGTGTGCTTCGTTGAGCCGGTTGGTTTCTGCCGCTTCCCAACGTCGTGCGACGTGTTGCTGTGGGTAGTCTACCTCTACGGCACCCCAAGCGGTACCGACATCGATAGTCCCGAAATAGGCTGGCATCTTATCCACGGGTGTACCTCACGAGTTGATCACGTCCGCCGGACACTTGCGCGGCGGCGGCTGATTTCGCTCGACGAATGACGGAGTTGATAGCGGCGGTCGCCCCGGCTCGGTCGAATTCGATACGGTCGTTCATATCGAACTGGGTATCGGGAATCACCGCGAGCAGGAGTAGAGCTCCCTCGCAGAGAGACACGGCGGAAGCGTAGTTTCCACTGTCTAACGCAGCGATTGCGGAGCTGATTCGTGATTGTAAGTCTGCGATTGTGGCCATTCTTGAGAAGATACCGCACGCGGTCGGAGTGTCCCGAATTTGCAAGTAAAACCGTTCTTGGTTCTTGGTGCTTCGTTGAACCAAGAACCACGAACGAAGAACTAAGAACCAAGCACTAAGAACGGTTTTTCATCGCTGCGCACGCAACGCATGGCATTACGTCGACGCGGCCGTGAACGGGGCAGCGATGCGATACGTTTGCGAAATGTACTTCGATCGGCTCGTCGTAGATCGCTTCCGATTGGTTGCGGTATCGCTGAACCGATGTTTTCGAGATGCCTACGACGCGAGCCACGGCGCGGATAGGTTCCATCGGGTGATTGTCGATGTACTGTTTCGCCGACTCGGTTAGCCGACCGTATCGCCGACGGTCGTGTTCGGTCAGGATAGAGCGATAGATTCTAGACGGGTCGACGCCGGTCTCCCGTTGAATCCGTTTTATCGATTCCCCAGATTGGTATCTGTGTCGAATCTGTTCCACCAGTCCGTCGGTTGTTGTAGTTGGGTCCATTGCATCGCTGAGTATGGGCCTTTTCTATGGATACCTTCGGATTATAGGAACAACCACTGCCATAGTGAAGAGACAGCCCAGCCGACGCCGACGACGACCAATGCGACGAGGTTGAGGAGTAGCGAGACGAAGGTGATTTTCCAAAAAGTTTCTGGTGGCATCGTAGTGGATTGCTCGGCAATCCTTTCTTAGTGTTTGGCCCGCGGAGCGATCCACTACATTAGCGGAATGAACGTGCATTGCGAGCCGCCGAACGTTGCACCGTTCAGGCTGCCGCCAGGCCCAATTGCTCCGCTGTTGATAATCGTTTGATCCGACCTGGCTGTACCGTCTTCAGGGTATTCGTTGGACATGACAGGATCGCCAGTTCCTTCGTCTAATTCGCGATACGTGACTCGCATCCTTTTACCACCTCGCAAGTCGGCCAGATAGTAAAACGGTTCGATGTCCGTTCGTTCTGCGTGCGTTCTGATCGATGGCCGACGTGCGCCGGTAAGCGATATTTCTGGGTGTTCGTCACCAGTGTAGACCATTCCCTCGGTAAATTCACCTGTGGCCTCGCCGGCCGTGACGGTGTTGTCACCACTCGGAGCCAAAAGAAACGGGTTGGCTGCATCGTTCGGAACGTAGTTCGCGCGTCTTCGAACGAAGTATCTTTTCGTGTGCGTTGCAACGAGTCGAAAGATCGATACTTTTGGAGATCGAATCGTATGAACTCCATTCACGAAACTCGTTGGCCAAGGTGATATTCGGCACTTGGCTTCTATTCCTCTGTAGTGATAGAACCCAGTCCTCTCAAAGAAATGGATTGGGTAGGAATCGCTTATCGAGTTGAATCCATCCATGAAGCCGGCAGACAACTGCACTGTTTCGCAAACGTTTGAGAACACGGATGCACCGCTCATGCTTGACTGCGTGTATCGATCGGCGAGGTAGATAAATTCGCCGTTCCACTCATGAGCCACGCGAACGGCGAACAGCTTTTGATCGACGACCTCATCGTCTGTGTTGATCGTTTCGAAAAACAACGTCGCTGATCTATTGCCGACAGATCGAACCAATCGAGCGACTGCCATCACTATCGATTCGTCTCGATATTCAACTATCGAAGGCGATGCCGTGAATGCGATAATTTGGCTCGCGACAGTGCGAGAAAGTTCACCAATCACAATTTCACCATTGCGACTTCAGTCCCAAGGTTTGTAAGTGTCAGAACCGTTGAACCAAGGGCAACTGTTTGAGCTGTCGGAAAATCGACAGTAAACGTGTCACTCACTTGGCTAGTTTGGTTGGTTACTGTCGATCCCCAACCAAAACCACCGTTTCTAACGCTCGTCGTCAACAACAACGAAGTATGTGCAGTAAAAGTAATTGCTGGCGTTGCTAAAGCTGTGTTAGTCCCAAGTCGGTTTGCTGTCGCTCGTCGTCTCCACAGCACCCATCGAGCCGCGGGCAACCTAAATCGCGGCATTGAAACCCAAGCGAATCGGTAGCGATCTGTCACCAATCCGACCGCTTGCGAATCACCGTATTTGTTTATCTGTCGCGTGCCGGTGAAGTTCGAATCGTTCTCGCCGCCAGTGTAAACGTGTTGCTGTTTCCATAGCCAGCCGACGTTTGCCGCTTGGTAATCGCGTCCTTTTCTATGGTGCATAGGTTCGCTCCGTATAGATCTGGTATTCGAATCGAGCATTCGCCGGAACGCTGAATCGAATCTGCAAATCACTTTGATTCAGCGGCAAATTTATTGTTTGCGTTTCGATCTCTCCCGTCGATAGGACGTCGACGGAAAACGTCTCGTAGATTATCGCTCCGCTCGAGGATCGGACCTCGACGGTGATAGTGTACGATGAAGTCGGCAACGGTATCGCACCTGATCGCCGAAAACGCAAGGTCATCGAGTGACTGAACTGACTTCGAACCAACGAACTCCACGAAGTCGGATTAACAGTCGCGACCAGTGGAGAGCCACTCGTTGAAGTAAACCTCCTCCAACGCTGTCGAAAGTTAAACCACTCTATCGGATCGTCGACGATCACGATCGACCAACCAGATCCAGATCCGACGTAAGGAATATCAACCCGGTTGGCTATTCTCGAATCGACGTTCAATCCGTCTGGCAGCATCCGAAAGACAATGAATTCATAGTCAAATTCCAGATCGTCGGTTGTTATTGCAAACTCACGAACCTCGTCTTCGTCCAACTCGCACACGTCGACGAAAGAAACGTGGCTGAGTGCTTGGTGAACTCTGTCGACGCTCGTGACAATATCGATCGAGATCGGCATCGACAGCGAAGATGCCCCCCCAGGGGTGTTGAACGTGATGTCAGTCGGTTGCGTCCAAGTGTCGCGAGGCCAGTACCCTTGTTTGCCATCGCACTCGATTTTGATAACGTGTTCGTGCCGCGTCGATACTTGGAGGATTGCAAGAAACTTGCCGACGCGTGGAGTCAGATTCCGAAACGTCGGAGCTGCGTCGGTCCCTTCGAATTGGATTCCGGCCAGCATCTGATCGCCGAGCGTCGTAACGATCTTATCGAACTCGCTCGTCGTTGGATTCCAAACGTATTTGACCTGTTTCGACTTGAACGCAATTGGTGCCCCGAATGTCATGCTAGACTGTCCTCGGAGCGTAGTAGAGAAAATCGATGTCGCCGCGATTCGTGACGATCGAGAAACTCGGTTTTGTTTCCGCTCCGCCGGTACCGACTGGTAACGTAATCGCAACCTCGGAAACAATGCAATTCACTTCAACCGCGTGCTGATTGTTTGGAGCTTCGATCGGGTTGAGGTCCTTGATAAACTGCCCCGGCCAAATCAATGCGGTCGTGCGTCGCGTGTTGACTCGCAAGATGTGCCGCGTGCGATTGTAAAATTCGTAAACTTGCCGCGCGAGCGTCTCCATTTCCGCTGCGTCGTTTCGGACAAATGCGGTCCCATCTCGCAATTGAAAAATGTCGTTTTCTGTGCCGACGAATGTATCTTCAATCAAAACAACTTCTTGGAATCGTTCGCCGAAGTCGAGAACCTTTCGGAATACGTTGTCAACTTCTACAACGTCGTCCGATGCCGGATACACCCGTTCAAAGTAGCGGTCGTCTTCTATTGCCAACAAAACAATCAAGTATTCATGAAGCAACGGCGGCAAATGCGGGATATAAAACTCATCGAGGATACCACTCATGATTGTTTGAGGGCCACCGATCACATCGATTGAAACTCCGATCGAGTGTTCTGATTTCAAGGGCTTCACGTCGACTGAATAGTCTGGATCGTTTATTGAGTAAAGCGTATGCCGTTTAGCTCTATCGACCCACGATTTTGCGACGCCGTTCATGACATCCGATAAGCCACCCGCTCCGAACGTGTCGCTGTGTGCTGGGCTGTACAAGTTGAGTTTTCGAAACGGTGTCCGTGCGTTTTTGTGACGTGTCAGAAGTGAACCGGAATTGTAAAGAACACCGTCTTTCAACGGTAATAGATCCATTATTTTTAGTCTTCCAGGATACGCAAAGTATCGACCGTCTTCGGGGTTTATGTTGAATACGTTGGAATTCTCAAATATATGGGTGTAATTCACATTGTCGGCGGTAACTCGAAAGTCCCACGTTGATCGCAAAACGAAGTTGCGAAAGATGTGTCGATAGGCCGCTTGCTCGAGTCCATCACGGCGTGCGTTCTGACTGGCCAGATCTGGCATCGGAGGATTTGGGAAAGCCGTATCAAAAGCTGTGTAATCTGCCGCTGTCCAGCCTTGAGAAAGGAACCTATTAAAACCAAAACTAAAAACCTTGCGTCGCTTTGCTCCGCGAATCACGACCTGATTGAACCGTGACGAGATCGAACGTTGAAGCGTGTATTGCGTGACCGGATCGGTAACCAGATAGAGATCGAATTGAACCGCGTTGGCTGCGATCGTATCGGTACCGACCGTGATAGCTTCGCGAAGAATCGTGTACGGTACGATTCGCAATTGGTTGGTCGACTCGTCGACGTAACACGAATACCCCAAACCTTGATTCTCGGACAAAACCCGATCAAGTGCTTGCTTCAACGTGATTCCGTCGCAATCGATTTCAGGATTGCCAAAGTCAGGAATCTGCGTTTCGCTGTCGAGGAAAATCGGCATCACCTCTTGGAAATCGCGATTGCGAGGCGATGCATACGCGAGCAGGTATTGAACGATCTGACGCGGATTCCATAGGCTCAACGTGGTTAAATCGTCGGTGATTGAATAGAGGCCGACCCAACCAAAGATGTTTGTTTCGCGATACGATGCGGCGTCAGCAGTCGGTGAAGTCTGATCGGGAACAGCGTACTCTGCATTCGTTCGCGTCTCGATCTGTCGTACGTTCCGCTTCGTTTCGTCCGCTTGTACGGTTGGATTGAAATGCGGAGCACTTTCGGCCCATCGCATTTCCTCGAGATCAGGACCGTCGAAAAAAACGACACCTTGATTCGCTTCTGTCGTTCGGAACATCGTCGCGAGGATCGGCGATCTGTCGAGCGCCGCAAGCATTCCGACGCCGGTAAACGTTTGCTTTCCTGTCGGTCGTTGGACAACGATTGGTTCTAGATCGACGTCCAACTCATTCATGGCAACGAATCCAGATTCATCCTCTCCGGTGTCGTCAATAAATCCGTGCCACAATCGTGAACCGTCGGGACAGAAGACTTCGATTCGCACGTACCATCCATCCAGGTTGAGTCTGGTTCTGTTTACAAACGACCCGTCGCGCTCGGTCGTCGGTCCGTAGCGTCGATGAACTTGGCAATAGCCGACGTTCGGAGCCACTTGCCAGGCTACCGCCGTGCAGGTCAGATCCTCGCGGAGCGTCCAATTATCCCACCACGATTGCTTGATTGATACGATCGCATTGGCATCGAATGCGAGCGTCGAGCCAAAGGAAGCGATATTGTCGACAGGTGTTGGAACTGGCATGGTAAAGTAGTGGATTGCTCCGCAATCCTTTTTCGTGTTGGTAATGTAGTGGATTGCTCCGCAATCCTTTTTCTAAACCTGCAAAGAGGACCGCGGAGCGATCCACTACGGTGGCGGTGCCGGCGTGTAACCGATCGCGAGCGATGTATCGATCGCAACCAGTTGCCAACGCGCGGTCACTAAAAACGCAGGCGACACGGTGACCCTCGTCAACACACTGGAAATCACTCGCAAACCAGACCATGAAACTATCTCGCGAACTGGTTCCAACGTCACCCCAAGGCAAACAAACCGGATCGAAGTCGCGGCATAGGTTTCTGTCCCACGTACGATGTTCAGCGGTGCTAACGACGGATCGGCATGGTAGACGATCCCCAATGCCGCCGCGTCTGCCCAGCTCGAAGCGTAGACGGAACTGACCAGTTCGAACTCTCGGCCGCGTCGACCGGTGGAATGAACGCTAAGCCCATCCTGGCCTGGTCGGTGTTCGGTTTCGTGGTTCGGTGTCGGTAGCCAGATCGCCCCGCGTAGGTCGTCAAACGCTCGTGCACCGATGGAGTAGATCGACACGGTTATTGACTCCTAAGCGTTTGCTGTAAATTGATCGACGCAGGATTCGGTGGAGGAATTGGAGCCGGCTGTTGAGGCTTTGCCGACTCTTTCAACAATCGGTTGTTCTCTTCCATCAACTCGTTCTGCTTCCGCAGAAGTTCGATTTGTGTTTGGCTGTCCGCGTTTTCCCTCACCTGTGTTTGTTGAGATGATGCCTCGGATTGGTTTAGTTGTGGGCGTTCATTGACCACCGGTGCCGTCGGTGGCATTGTCGGCACGATATTGGTATCGATTACCGGCGTCTCAGTCAAACTCGTCGTCGGCTGAGTCAGAGAACTGACCGGCACGGGTGGCGGCATGGTGACGACGTTGGTATCGATTGCCGGTTGTTGTATCTCCGTCGGTCGGACCGGATCAGTCGTTGCCGGTTGCGGTGTGGGCATGGTGTCGACTGGTTGACCTGCCACTGGCTGCGGAACCGGTGCTAGCGGTTTCGCTGTCGGAACCGTCGCGGAAGTTTTGATTGTCTCCTGATAGAGATCTAACTGCTGATTGATGGCTGCAATCTGTTGATCTAGAAATTTCGAATACTCGATTGCCTTGGGGTCAGTTGTCGATGCGATTCGATTTCGAACGTCTTTCAGTTGCATTATCGTTGAATCTGCTGTTGCCACCGGATCGGTTCCGACTGCGTTAGCTTCGAGCATCGATCCAAGAGTACCGCCCGTCAAACCGTTGAAGAAGCTTTCGATATAGTAATCGGGTGTCATCGTGACATTGCGTCGGCTGATAGCCTCATCCCGCAACTGTCGCATCCGTGCCGATGCCGCGAGGCCAGGATTGGCATCGTCGAAAGCGGCTGTTTGTAGTTGGCCCGTCTGCACTAAACTCGCTTGCTGTTGTTGCGGTGTCGCGCTGAGCAATCCCATCAACCGTTCTGCCTGCTTCGGGTCGGTGCTGATCGCTTCCCTATTCGACTCGAGCATCTTCCGAAGCTCCGAATTCGGTGTCAGCAACGCTTCCATCTCGTCGCGATACGCTAGTTCACCCTGTAGATTCGTTGTTACCTCTTTTCGCAAATCTGGGTTGGCTGTAATCGCGTCTAACCGACCTAACGGCGTTCCTGGGTCGGTCATTTGGACCGCTTGCAGACGCGAGATTCTAGCCAGTTCATCCTCGTTTTTCTTCAGATCGGCTCGACTGCGTTCTAGGTCGCGTCGCGCCTTGGCAGCGGCATTGCGTGCGATCGCTGCCTGTGGTGTCGTGTCGGTCGGTGAAAACTGTTTGGCTGTTACGTCGGCTTTTGCGATGTCCAACTCCAATTTGCGTTGGTTCTCAATTTCGAGATCCCGGTCGCGGGTCAACTGCTCAAAACGTTTATCTCTCTCCGTTCGTGCTTTCTCAGTGAACGGATCACGCAATTGACCCATGAAACTTAGCGTACCCGTGACGCTAGAACGTCCCTCCGCATCGTCTTTACCCAGTACGCTAAGAAGTGCGGTCGCTTGGTCGGCAATCTCCGTTATGGGAACCTTTGCCGTGGAGGTGTTGATCGCCATCGACGAAACGTCAGCGATACCGCGAGCGACCATGCGTTGTTCCGGTGCACGGAATACCGTCTGAGCACTGGCCAACATGCCGACCGCTTCCGGAATGGTTACCTTCAGATTTCGCACGATGTCGGCGATAGATGTAGCTGTCTCTACTAGGTTGTCGGGTGTCAATCGGTTGAGACGTGCCGACGTTGCTAGCAGTTCTTCGGTTTGATTTTGCGGGAGGATTGATCGAACTTCCCCGTATGCTCGGCTGAGTAGTCCGCGGTCGGTGAAACCGGTATCGCGTTGGATTTGTGGTACGACTCGCTCTTGGACGTCGCGAAACTCATCTGGTGTCAGGCTGACTAGGTTCTTCGCGGCCTCTTGCTGTCCGGCTGCGGTGCGTTCGGTTCGTTCAAGGCTTTGCTCGCCGATCCTTTGCAACTCTTTGAAGTGATCGATAGAACTCTGGACGCTGGAAATCAGTCCATCGACTGCCAACTGTGACAGGTTGACCGCCGACGCCATCTTGAAAAACGTACTAGTAGTGATTCCCTCGGCGATTGCCGACGTGTCGCCTAAGTCCTCCATCGAGTCGTTGAGATCGTCGAAATCAGTCGACGCGAGGGCATCGAGTCCGGTTTTCGTCTTTTTCGCTTGGTCGCCGATCCCCTTCAAACCTGCGTCCATCTTGGCCTGTTGCGCAATGATGCGTTGGTAGGCTTTAAATAGGTTTGCATCGTCGCCGGAGAGCGTTACGACTGTGTTGGACATGGGGGGAACCGTTGGCGGTTGGCAGTTATCGGTCGTCGGTTAGTGGAAAGAACGCCGACCAAGCTTCGTTGCCAAAGAACTTGGCCGGCTTCTCTCCCCTCTCCTGCCTAGGAGAATGAAACATCCTAACGATTCAACAATCGGTGTCCCGTTTTTTGCAAAATCGGGACACAACCCAACGCATTGCTATAACGTGGGTTTTCCGCAAACTGCCAACCGACAACCGTAAACGGATCTATTATGCCAGTCTTCAAAGCCGCCGCACTGAAAATCGGTTCCACTTGGATCGGTGGTATCTCCCAACAAACCGCCACGAACGAAGCAAACGTCCAGTCGACCCCCGTTGCCGGCTCTGCCTACCCGCTGCAACTCAATATCAACTCGATCAAGGATTCGTTTTCCTTCCAAACATTCAACGTCGCTGCAGCACTCACCGCCCTCGGTGCACTCGGTGCCGACCTCAACAGCAACGCGGCGGAACTCTACGAAATCCAATGGACCGACGCCGGCCAAATCGCTGCCGGTAGCTCTCACCGGAAAATGGTATTCGCCCAAGGCCGCGCGGTCCCGCGTCGTCTCACTTGTCGAAACGGTGAAGACGCTTCGCTAGAAATCATGATCATGGGCATTTCGTCCGACGGCGCCACGAACCCGCTTGCCATCACCGAATCGGTCGCTTTGCCTGCCGCTTTGGACGACGCTCGCCATACGCTGCATTCCGGAACGTTTGCAACGATCGGTCTAGGTTGCTTGGAAAACGTGGACATCGATTTCGGTATCACGATCGAATCGAAAAACTGCACCTCTGACATCTTTGATTCCCGCATTGAAATCAGTTCGATCGTTCCCAAGATCAATGTCACGACTCTAAAAGCCGACCTAATTGGCAACGGTGGGTCGCAGATTCCGAACACCGGAAAAGCTGGAACACACGCGAACAGCAACTTCCGGTTCCGAAAACGAACGCCGAAAGTCGCATCGTTCGTAGCATCCGCGACGGAAGAACACATCTTGATCACTGTCGATGGAACCGCTGTCCCAACGACAATGTTCCAATCGTCGAACAACGACGACGGAACGGCAGTCATCGAGATCACAGCACGATTCGACGGAACCAACGTTCCACTCGTGATCGATACCACTGCAGCACTAACGTAATGTCGTGGATCGCTCCGCCGATCCTCCCGCATCTCAACCCGAAGCGTAAGCGAGGGATTTCCCTTAACCCAACCTCCTGCCAATGGCCAAGAAAAAAGAAACTCAAACCGACTCGGAACCAACCCCAGTTCCAACGCCAGCGACACCACCGCAATCGCTCGCGAAACGTCTAGCCGCTCGCACCGGCCTCGGTGCCGGTCTCATCGCCGAACGGCTATCCACCCACAACGACGACGCAGCAATCGAAGCGTTGTTGGCAGAGGATAAGATTCCTGAGATTCTGCAACTGCTAGAGCCATCCAACAAAGCCTAAGAAAACCGGGGCTAGCGCCCATCGGCTCAAAAAACCAAGAACCAAGAACGACGAACCCAGAACGGTTTTCAACAATGTTTTTGTACTTCGCTCCCGGTAACGTCACGCGAGTACCTGCAGAACTAGAATACGCTTTCGACGGGCCGACGTGGACGCGTGTTTCCACTGCTATCGGTCCACTAGGGATGCCAGCCGGAACTCTATTCGGTGCCGGCGAATCGGTTCGTCTGGACGTGGCTAACCAAGATTGGACATCGATTCCAAACACGCCGTACGCGATCGGAGTGCCTAAGCATTGGAAACCAACCGCCGACGCATTGAAACGACAGACGCAGATCCCTGGCCATTGGGTAACACTGGGTGACGGTTCGAAATGGCTTGTGGCTGTCGCGCATGGATTCGACATTGAAAGGGAATCGTTTTCGACTCCGTTGCCGCGTGCGTTGGAATTGGATCGAACGACTGGACGTTGGATCGCTGGGCCGGTGATCAAACGCTATCGCAAATTCCTGGAACTGGCCATCGGATTCGTTGACGCTCAAACGCGGTCGCAACTGGAGGGTAAGACGTCGTTCTTCTATGAATCGGTCGACGAGCTCGCGATCATGGGATTGTCGACGAACTACCGAGTAAGTTCGATCGAACTATCCTTCTTTGAGGAAGCCTACACGCTGGACGTGCGAACGAAGATCATTCACGCGATTCTCGATTATCCAACGCTCGAGTTGTGGCGTCAAAAAAAAAGGGCATTGGCCTCCGATGGTTCCAGTACCTAGCGTGGACACGTTGCATCGATAACGGAACCCGCAGCCCATACCGTCCTAGCTTCGCCGACATCGAAGCCTATCTATCCGGCCTCCGTTAGCCGACCTCGCCGCGATACACACGCAACCCATTGTAGTGGATCGCTCCGCGATCCATCTGTGTCACTCCTTCCCGCTCCGGTTTCTGATCCTCTGCTCGCATCTGTGGAGCTGCCAGCAATTGCGTCAACGGAGAGTGTGCAGCCGTGGCCCCGTTTTTATCCGCGTGCAGATAGATCTCAGTCGTCTCAATCGATTCGTGTCCCAATAGCTGCATGAGAGTGCGAACAGGAACACCCTGTTCGTGTGCGTGTGTTGCGTATGAGTGCCTGAGCACATGAGACGTGACACGCGTCAAAATCCCAGCTCTGTCCGCAGCCTCTTTAATTTGCCGCGAGATGTGGTCCTCGTGTCGATGGTGCCGACATAATAGCCCCTCGTGGCCTTTGCTGAGGTTCTCTCCAGGAAACAACCAATACCATCGAAGCTCGTTCGCCGCTCGTGGCGCTTTCTTTCTGTAGGAATCTGGGAGTGAAACGCCGTTCGGGTTGTCTTGGGTATCGTGTCTCCAGACGACTTTGACGTATTCGATTTGGCGTCGAACTGCGTCGTGAAGCACTGCGGGAAACGCAGTAAACCGCCATTTATCGCCCTTGCCTGCTTTGATCGATAGCTGTGCACGCTCGAAGTTTAGATCTTTCAGACGAATGGACACGACGTCGCCGATTCGGAGCCCCGCGCCGTACATCAATTGAGCCGCGAGAAGTGAGACACCCGACAGATGGTCGAATAGATTTCGTACATCCTCCACGCTCATAACCTCGCGAGTGTGTGTAGCTCGTTTGGCTCGAATTGCTGACACGTTTTCAATGGTGACGCCGAGCATTCGGTAGAGGTACAGAACTGATTGAAGTGCAGTGTTCTGTGAGTTCTTGGAGCAATTGCGATCGTTCGCCATCGCCGACAGCCACTCTTGGAGTTCATCGCGGCCGACATCTTTTGGATGTACCCACTGACCGTGGTTCTCGTCACGGAGCCAAACTAGGAAGTTTTCGCAGTAGTGCCAATAGGTCTCGAACGTCTTGGGTGATTTCCCTTCGGCTTTGATTCGCCGTTCCATCTGTTCTTTTAGTTTCATCGCAGTCTCGATTGTTGTTGAGACCGTCCGTGGCGTGATAACCTGCGCGGCATCGTCATAATCCCGCGCGTAGATCGTTCAATAAATTGTTCGTCGGACTCAGGCGTCATCGTCGAAATCGTCTACGTCCGAATCACCCGCCATCTGTGTACTCAATCGCAACACTTCTAAACGCTGCAAGCGGTCAATCTCGGCAGCGATCAACGCTCCTGCGATGACTAACTGCCTGATACGCGACTTGGACTGGCGGTGGCTTTCCGGGCCGCACATCCCATCACGGAAAGACTTCCTTGCTGTTTGCTCTGTCGCCCACAGAGCGGCTTCAATCGCCAATTCACCTTCGCGGTGGGTGTCGTCGTGCTCTGCCGACCATCCTTCGGATTTCACCTGCCTCCGTCGTTCTGCCTCAATCAAATCAATTCCGCTTCGCATGTGTTTCCTCATTGCTTTTTTCCAAAGACTTAATCATGTCGCTCACCACTTCAGAGCATCGCGACCGCATTTCGTCCTCTCCGTAATTCGTAAAATTACGCAAACCGCGATTGCTCAAACCGCGAATCTTCGACCTGACTTCTTTCAAAACGTCGATCACGATTTTCTGCTCGTCACTATTCATTCTCATGCTCCCATAATTCAATTGCGGCTAACATCGTTCTTGCCTTTGGTCCGTCATGTTGGCACATGAAGCAACGAATCCAACAGCGGTTCCCCTGTTCCATCCTTACTGGCGTTAGATTCCCGCATTCTTCGCATGGCTTCGTTATTCCGGTGCGGCTACACATCGAAAGAGCCGACGAACAATCGAATGCATCGAAGTCCTCGGCGGCGTCTTTTGGTTTGGTCATTGTCTTCCTCTCGGACTCGCTGATTCGTAACGTTCCCCGTATCTAGTCTTTCGCCTTCGGTGGCCGGTTCGCTGGCGGTCGCTCCGTCAGCTTCTTCGCCACCTTCGGAGGCAATTGCTTCTTGGCGGCTTCGCCTAGCCAAGCCGCTAGCGTCAAGCCTTCGGCTTTCGCTTGTTCTTCAAATGCTGCCCACCAATCGCTTGGCTGGGTAATGTTTTTGCGTTCGTTGGTCATGTCATTCCTGTTGAGTGCTGTTTTTGCTGCGTCTAATGCTTCTGGAATCAATGTTCTCAGTGCTGGCCATTGATCGCCTAATCTGACTTGCATTCCTTTCTCGATCACCACGACGCAAAGTTTTAATGCGTCCTCCATTTGGTTGCCTGCGTTCATTTTGCTACGACCCTTCCGAACTTCTTCGTAATGCTGTCTAGCGATTCTTCGAACTCTAGCACCTTCGACAGACCAGAGAACAGACAACCAACCAAGTACAGCCTGCCTTTGTACTCTTGCAAATCCACACGACGACGCTTTCCGTCAATCGTCACGTACCATTTACTAAACCCGTTTTTGTCGCATCGCTTTCGGTGTTCTTCGAGCGATGCGACAATCTTTTCTGCTTTACCAATCACACTAATTCCAATCTCATCTGATTAAACGCATGGTTTTTGGCTTTCGCTAGATCGCTGTACTCTCGATCTAGTTCGCTATTGTTTGGGTGGCGTGTCACGATTGCGAACTCGCTTGCAAACTTCAGTGCTGTTGATCCGTCTTTCAGGCAAACCATCTGATACATTCCGCCGCGTTCCGCGTGTAGTTCTGGATAAAAACCTTCGACTACATACTGACCTTTGTAGGCGATACTTGTAACGATGTCGAACTTACCTGCTTTTGTTCCTGTGTGTCGCATTTGCATTTTCTTGTCTCCGTTTTGTGGTTATCGTTGCCGTGATGTAATTACTATACACACACTTATCGACTATGGCAAGAACTCTACACACACTTTCGGGAAATAATTTGGAAAATCTTTCGGAGCGTCAGAACGGGGAACAAAGTATTGATCCGAAGCCGCCCGCAACGTCGCTTGGTTTGGTCCGAGTCGCTTGGGGGCGGCTCGGATAATACAATCGTTCGTCGGACTCAGGCGTCATCGTCGAAATCGTCTACGTCCGAATCACCCGCCATCTGTGTACTCAATCGCAACACTTCTAAACGCTG